GAGGCGGGCGAAACCTTGGCTGCCGGCTTGTGGCTGGGCGTAGGCAATTCGAATGGCCATGATCATGGTCCTTTCGCTGGAGAAAAAGCGGCGGCCCGGATCCGGGTCCGCCCAAGTCAGGGGAGGAACGCTTTAGGTCGTCGCGACGAAACCGGTCACCACGCCCCAATCCACTAAGTCACCCGTGGTGGCGGCACCGCCGACACTCAAGGGCGCCTTGGCGATCTTGCCGACACCATATTGAGCCTCGATACCGAGGCCCGTGACGAAGTCGTAGTCACCGTCTTCCAAGGATGTCGGGCGCGGCATCTGTCCCATCGCGTAGGCATAGGCCGCCTGACCACACAGGAAGAACGGTTCGACCAGCGCACTCGCGGTACCAATGGTACCGAGAGACAGCCGCTGGGTGATCTCTGGAATGTTCTTGTAGAGCACACCATCGAACAGCAGCGCGCCGCCGGTGAAGATCGGGTTGGTCTTCTCCGGGTTGCCCTCTCGGGCGCGCGCGTCCCGATTGGCCTGATACATGATCGGGTCGGCCTGCAGCGAACGGAATGCACCATCACCGAGGAAGCAGACATAATACTCTTCGTCCAATTCCTCGATTTCATACGGCGTGATTTTCGGCCGCCCGTTGTAGACACCGGGATTAGCGGCGCTAACCCCTGACTGCTTGGCCTTCTGCTTGGCGAGCGAGCCGACCGCCGCCGTCATAATGTCGGCGGTGGTATCGAGCAGCAACGCGGTGGCGGCGAAGGTCGACAGAACGGCAGATGAAGCTACCGTTCCGAACTGGACGCGATCGAGGTTAGCGTTCATCCAGCTGTCTTTCTGCAACGCCGTCGCCGCCGACCATTTCAGGCCGTTGACCCGGTTGCCCGGCGAACCAAGTCGCCCGGTCTGCGCCGCTGCGGTTGGGATCGACAGCAATGCATCCGTAATATCGTCACGGACAATGCGTCGCGCCCAACCACGCAGCAGTTCGCGCGCGGTAGAACGAACGTTGAACGAACTCTCTTTGTTGGAGGCGCGGTTATTGGCAACTGCGTTTCTGGCCCAGTCGGCCCAGATCGGGAAGCCGTAGCTGTCGAGCATTTCCTCATAACCGCGCAGCGTACCGGCGCCGACACCGGGACCGACGAGCTGGTTGACCAGGGGAACGTTGACCTGCTTGCCGTCGCTTTCAAGGTCCGCGAGGCGGACGATGACGCTGGTGGAGCTTTCACCCATGAACGGGTCAAAGCGGGATTTGCGCAAGAAGTCGGTAATGACCTGCCTGCGGAATTTAATCAGTTCATTATTGACGTGATTACTGGTTAGCATAGCCGCTCACCCTTGATGATGCGCGGCGCGTGATTTCAGCGCCGCTTGGCTGTGGTTGCGGCCCGGAAAAGCTGTTCGTCGGAAGGCTCTGTGACTGCGTCAGTAGAGCTGCCTGCGCCAACGTCTCCGAGCGATGGAGAGGAGGCGACCGATGACTTGACAGGACGTTCGACCGTGCGGCCGGACGCTTGGGCTTGACCCCTTGCCGCCTCAAAGGCCCGTTTCAGATATTCGGGATCCTTGAGACCTTCATCGAGAATGCGTTGACGATAGGCGTCGAGATTGCCTCCGGTCGAGGCCATCACTTCCCGCTCATTGTGCCACCGGACGATGACGCCATAGGGGTCGTGACTTTGCATGGCCTGCTGGTAGACATTCTTGGCGCTATTATCGCCTTGCTGCAGCCCTGCTTCCAGGGCCTGCCGCGCCGCGCCTACCTTCTCGTTGCCGTGCGAACGCAAGGCCCAGTCAAGGGACATGCCTTCGCGCTGCAGCTGGAGATCGGCCCGGATCTGTTCCAGGTAGGGCCGGAACTGCTGCTGGACGAACTCCGAAGGGTTTTCGAAGATGTCCGGTCCCTGTTGTGGCTGCGGTTGTTGTGCTTGATGCTGTCGCAGCTGGGCTTGCAGTTCCTCATTACGACGCTCGGCCTGCCGTCGTGCCTCGCTTTCCTCGCGTAAACGCCACGCGGGAATATGGGCCTCATCCTTGGGTGGCTCTGCCTTGTCCGCCGGTTTATCGGCGAGAGGCTCGGTCACTGCAGGCTTTGGCTGTTCGGGTACGTCGAGCGGTAGTTCGGGGTTTTCGAAGGCCTCAAGCGTCTCGGTCGTGGTCGCATCCTGAAACAACGCATTATCGTCGGGCAAGTCTTGCCCTTGGGTCACGTCAGTCATGTCATGGTCTCCTGCTGGCTTTCGTGCCAAGCGAACGAACTCGAACTATCGCGTCGAGCAAACGGGGCTCGGGCTATCGTGCCGAGCGGACGAAACTTTGTTCGATGTCCTCACGCACCTGTCGCCGCGCCCATCGGCGCAGCAGCTTGCGGGCCGTCTTTTTGATCCGAAAAGGTTTGACCTTGAGCCGTTTGATTTTCTTCATCGGCGTCTACGCGGGGCGTGACGCACCTTCTCGGGCTTGCCTCGGCTAACGCGGCGAACCTTCTCCGGCTCCGGCTCGACCTCGGGCTCGTCCACCGTCCATTCGTATTTGTGGGCACCGGCGGGGCCATAGACGTGCTGATGGTCCTGCAGCGGGATCTGGTATTCGATCGTGCCGGCGGCTTCCCGCATCATCTGGGCGATATGGACGCTGTCGCGAACGTTGTTGTCAGGCACGTAAACGGTCAGGGTACAGGTTTTCATGGTTTACTTTCCTTGCGCTCATCAAACACGATGCGCCCGCTGGGCGCGGCTAGCTGGTGCTCGTTGATCCATTGCGGCGCGTTCGGCGCGGCATACTGGCTCTCGCCGGAAAACGATTGGTGATAGGGCGTCTTCCAGTAGTCGGTATAGTGCATGCGTTGGTCGTTCGGGTTGACGCCCTGGGTAGCGCGGGGATGCCCCTGCATCAGGCCACGGTAGAAACCGCGCATGTCATAGTCCGATTGCGCGGCGTTTGGATCGAACGGTACATTGTTAGCCGCCAGCCATTTACGGAAGGTGAATTCATCCATCAGCGGCAGCGCGGTATTGTAGTCGGTGCGCGCTGGGTCGGCGGCATAACGTTGCAACGACGCCAGCGGGGTAAAATCGGGTCTATCGTCCGGCATTGGTTGGTTTCGGTTTATCGCGGGCGATCTGTACCTTGGCGGCGATATCCTGCAGCTTGACCGCGCGATCGGCGGCGCGGTGGATGCCTTCGAAATGCCGATCGGCCATCTTCTCGGTCGAGGCGGCGAAACGTTCGCGGTTCTTGACGGCGTGTTCGGCCAGCTGCTGCAGCGGTGTCAGCACCTGATCCTGCAGGCTCATCGAAGTCGCCAGCGCCCGCTTATGCTCGGCGGTGGCGTCCTTCTCCTTGATCGAAGCCATCTGCTCCAATTGATCGAGCGTATCCTTCGGCGGTGGCGGGTGGCCGGACGGCATGCCTTCGGTCTGCGCCTTGGCGACGTTGAGCACCGCCTTGGACTGGGCGTTGCCGGCCTCGGCGTTGAGCTTGGCGGCCTCGGCCTGGGTCTTGGCGATGGTGGCTTGTTGCGCCGCCTGCTTGACTGGATCGGGCTGCGCCAGCATTGCGGTCAGCTTCTTCTTTTCGGACAGCGGCAGTCCAGAGGCCTGGATCATCACCGCCGGCGGCACCGGCACATTGTTCTGGCTGAGACCCATCAGCAGCTCGAAGATCTCGCCCATCACGCTTTCGCTGTCGCGGCCCTCGTCGATCTTGATCTCGACATCGATATTGCCCAGCGCGTTGACCATGACGGGAATGCCGTATTCATCGAGCCCGACGCCGTTGATCTGCATGAACTGCGCCAATCCTTCATCATCGGTGACCCGCAGCATGCGCTCGGCGGTCCAGTGGGTCTGCGCCGCGACCCACGCCATCCGATACTTTCCGAGTTTCCAGACCCGGAAATTCTTCAGGAAAGGCCCTAGTTCGGCTAATCCTGCTTGCTGCAGCATGTTGGCGGCACGACCGGAGACGTTTTGACCAAACTCCTGAATGAGCTGCTGGTTGGGTCCGAAACTGTCGATCTCGTTCTTGGCGTCCTCGTAATACTTGGTCTGCTGCAGGAACTCGCTCTCGGACTGGATAATCTCCAGATTTTTGCTGTCGCCGCGATACACCAACGCCCCATCTGGTCGAGCTGCCTCTCGACGGGTGACTTCCACATCATCGACGCTGCCTTCCTGGATCTTGATCTGCCGCGTGTTCATGATGTGGATGGCCTTGGAGCGATGCTGGTTCATCGCGTCCTGCGGCCCGCGCAGACGCCGGACAAAACCGTAATGGTCGCCATCGATGTCGATCATGTTGGCAAAGGCGTTGTATTTCGAGATCGACATGCCGCGTTCGTTCTTGAACGGGCTCTCGCCGGAGGCGATCTCAATATGTCCGGTGTGCAAGCACCAGTGCCAGACACCCTGCCGCTTGTACCAATGATCAATCAGGCGAACCCGATTGCGGCTGTCGAGCCACATGTTCTCGCGGTCGCTGTCAAACGCGGTCCAGTACGAGCCATCGCTGTTGACGACATCCTTGACCTTCTCGCTTGCTCCAGGGACCAATTGATCCAGTTCGTCTATATCAGCCCATTTATAGACACCGTGATAACGTACATCCTGGAAGTTGCTTCTGATGCTACGGGGGTCGTAGAAAAAAGTCTTGGGGTCGACATACGCAAACCTGAGATCCGGATCGCCCTTGTCTCCAGAACCGAGAATGAGTTCGTCGACGCCAAATCCGTGAATGAGGGCGTCCCGACAACACTCAACTTCCAGATCTTCTGCAAAAGATGCGTCATTGATAGTCCTGATCACCTGGGTGGCGACCTCGGCGCCCTGTTCGCCCTTCGGCGTGTTGGGATAGGCTTTCGGATCGGTACGTAGCCGGCGGATCGTTCCGGAGAGGCTATCGATCTTGCGGCCGGTACGGTCGAAGGTGATGGCGGGCTGCTGGCGTTTCCTGAGCACCTTGAGCGCCTCGGACGACCATTGGTCGACGTGATAATAGCGCCATGAATTGCGCGCCTCGTCGATCTCGCGGGCCTTGATCGAGGCATAATCCTCGAACTCGCGACGGCGCACCGTCAGCTTCTTCTGGTCCTTGTCGTCCCGGTCGGCGTCATAGCTGTCTTCCGAGGTCCGGTAGGTTTCAAGGGTGATCATCGGGATGCGAACCCTCGCTCGGTGGATGGCGACATCGGACGCATGCCCATGGTTTGCAACGGATCGGGCCAACGCTGGTCAAAGGTCGGCAGCGCGTTCATGGCTTCAATATTAGCTAGATATTTCGCTACCTCTTCCGGAGACGGCTTGGTGATATCGAGCGCTCCGAGTTGCTTTGCCAGCGCCGACAGCGGTATTTTTGGCCACCTGAAAGTCAGATCGGGCGTGTTCGCCATAAGTTCGGCTATGTGAGTGGGTGGCTCGTCGATCCGGTTTTCAACGTTGCCGCCGGGTGTACGGAAGAAATAATCTTTGGATCGTTGCCGATCGCGTTCGCTCATAATGTCAAGGCATCCACGGTTTTGATCCGGTCACGGCTGGACGTGTAGTCATCCTTTGGCAGCACGAGTTTGGGCGTAGCACCAGCGCGGCCTTTCACCATGATATCCAGTAACTGACCGGCGAGCCCCATGGCATCACATTGGTCGTCGTGCTTGGAGGCAGGAAAATTGAGCAGTTCGGCCAACCAGTCGGCAACCCAGGGGGCGCGTTTTGGATAATAAAGTCCGTCGAGCGCCATGCGTCCCTGAATGGATCTGGCGCGGATCGACTTGTCACCTCGGGTTGGAAACTGCTCACGGTTGACATAGACCCTCCTTGCCCGCATCTGCCGGTCGAGGAACGGGCCGATACCGGCCCGGATCTGGCCGCCCTCTTCCGCCCACGCCAACGGCCGATATTTCTGCACCAGATCGCATAATGCCTCGATCCAGATATCGGAGGCCTTCTGGCCGCGCCAGATGTCTAAGAGATACAGATTATTAAGAGGATCAACCCCAAAAACAACGTGAACAGTATAGTCGCCACCGTCGCCGGTAACGGCATAATCGCTGGCTCCATAGGTTCGCATGGTGGATAGAGACGGCAGGATGTCGACCGGCTTTAGCCAGTCTTCCTTGAAGTAATCGCCTGTATCCGGAGACGGCTCTTGTTGATACAGAGCGCTCCAGATCCGTGGCGGCGTTGTATCTCGCAAACCTCGGAGCTGGTCGCCATAGCCATAATCATCATCGGCCCAAAGGGGCTCATCAATAGCGCGTCCCAACTGATCGTCGGATTTAGCGAACGCCGGCAGTGAAAGCACATCCCAGTGCTGGTGGTTGAGGCAGCGACCGGCAAGGTCATCCTCGTGCCACCTTGTTTGTATCAGCACCTGCTC